AGAATACGATAGTTTGCCAAATGAAATTAAAGAAAAGGTTAGCTATGGAGACTATTGTAATAACCCAAATATTAAAACAGTTATTGAAACAGCAAAAAGTATAGCCATAGGCAGAATGCAAATAGCTATACAAAGAAAGAAAGGAAATTTCAGAAATTAATGTTTAAAGAAAATAATTATAAAAACTGTGTAATTTGTAATAAAAAATTTATAGATACTACATTTAACGATATAAAAATTTATTGTAGTAAAAATTGCAAAAAAATAAGAAACTTAAAATCTAAAAGAGTTTATCCAGATATTATTAAAAAGAACTGTAAGATTTGTAATATTATATTTAATGATACAAGTTATAAAAAACATAGGCTTTATTGTTCACCTAAATGCAGAAATGTTTTTAAAATGAATAATCCTGCTAGAAAATTATTTAATAAAAAATATATTGAGTCAGGGAGAAAAAGTTTAGTTAATAAAAAATACTCTGCAACTGATAAAGGTAAAAAAAATAAAAATCACAATACTGCTTTACGACAAGCTAGGAAATTAAGAGCAGTTCCTTTATGGGCTAATATAGAAAAGATAAAACAAATTTATAGAAAAAGAAAAAAAGGCTATCATGTAGATCATATTATACCCTTAAAGGGTGTAAATGTTTGCGGACTTCATGTAGAGAATAATTTACAATATTTAACAGCTAGACAAAACATATTGAAAGGAAATAAATATGATTGAAGCATTAATAGTTTTAGAAGTGATTTCTTTAGTTATTTACTTAAATAAGTAATTAACATTTTAAATCAGCTATGGGTCTAAGTTCTTTTATATCTACTCTATAAGCAGGAGGTCTATTAGGATAGCCAAAATTAGTGAGTCTGTCCGGTTCTTCCATAGTAAATGCGTACCAACCTATTAAACTAAACTCAAAATTACCCTCATCAATAACAAGGACATATTTAGCTTTCTTTTCGTTAGGTCTTATCAAGAGAAAGTTATTGGGTTTTCTTTTCTGTGATCTAATTTCAATGCCTTTTTGCATATCGGTGTCAGTATATCTTGAATATTTATCAGAGTAAGATCCGTTAAAATATTGATTTTGTGATTTAGCAAAAGCCAATTCTGCACAAGCACCCATAATTCCTAATGATAAAGTCTTTTCATCTGATCCTTTATAACCATAAGAGAAGCTCTTACCCATTTTAAGGTTTTCTATAAATCTTCTTGTAGCAACATCTGCTGCCATTTGTATTTCAAAAGGTTCTAGTTTTATTTTCATCTGTTAAATATAGTTCTCCAAGTCCATGATCTTAGCATAGATATTACAGTAAATATAATAGCTATATTAAAACTGTCTAAAAGTGTTGGGTGTAAGTCAAAAAAAGGAAAAATATATAATTGAATTAATGTAGATAATAATAATCCACTTCCAACATCAATCATAGTTTCTATTAAGTTTCTAAAATTGGTCTTTTTCTTCATTATTAAATTCTTTCTGTTCATCTGATTCTTTTTTATCTAAATATTTACCTACATTATCAATTTTCTTTTTCCATATTTTTAAAGAATAGCAATCAGCACAAAGTCTTTTATTACCTAATTCTAATAATCCAGGCATACAACATTGGCTGCACTCTTTAACTTTCTCTCCCATTTCCCTTTTCCAACTGTAAATCATCAATATAAATCATTTAAAAATTTTCTAAGTCTAGGGTTTTGCTTAAATAAAGTATAAAACTCTTCGGCAAGTATGGCTGTTTTTTCTTCCCCTATCTTAATAATTTCTTTCTTATTAGTTACGGCTATAATGTGCCAAAGCTCATGGAATATAGTTTTAGCTAAAATTTTCTTATTTAGATCGTTTCTAATGTGGAGTGTAAAGTGATTCGGATCATATACAGCAAAACAATCATCTAATTTACACCAATATACTTTGATTTTTTTACCCTTATATTTGATTTGCCTTATACCCATAACCCTAAATAATGTATTTTAAAAATAATTGCAAATTATTTGTATAGGGTATTGACATAGTTTGTATATTTTAATAAAACAAATCAATGCTGATGAAAATCGGAAAAGAATGGAAAGGGATAGAAGAGGGGGGTTGCTTCTCTGCAACGCACTTATCTCCCTCTCAAATTAATAAGCCAGTTGATCAATGGTTTTACGACTATTGTGTTCTTAACGCAGAACAGAGAAAAAAACTCCCCCCTAATATGAAGATGATTTTTGGTGGAATAGTAGGAACTGCTATCCAAGATATGATTGTTCATAAATTAACAGTAAAAGAAGTAATGAAAGGAAAAAAGTGAAATCAATATTAATAGGTATAATGTTTTTAATTTTAGTTGGTTGCAGCCACTCAGTTAAGATTGGCAAAAAATGTACTCCAGGTCATCAAGAATGGAGCTATGTTTGGATTGTAGAAAACAATGGCGACAATATAAGTAAAGAAAACTGTAAGAAAGGTAAGTAATGGCAGATCTAGGATATAACCCAATAAAAATGGAGCTAGAGCATTTAAAAAGAGATTTAGATGAAGCTAGAAGAATAAACCAAACTCATCAAATGATGAATGGTAAGTTACACTTAGAAATCAATAATCTTAAATTTAGTGAAAAGAAATTAAAGAATAGAGTTATTGAATTAGAGAAAATAATAAAAGAAAAGGAAACCAATGAACCAAACAACACCCAAGACAAAGACGAAACCATCAACTAGAGAAGAAACTTCTAAAGGTTCTTTTAAAGAAAGATACGCTGAATGTATCAAGAATTTAAAAATTGTACCTACAGTAAGTATTAAAGGTAAAGCATATTCTACAGTTGCTGAAAGACACAGGCATTTAAAAAAATACTTTCCTGAGTCTAAGATAGATGAAGCATTATTATTCCATGATACGGAAAGAGTTATTATAAAAACAACTTTATATATAGCTGATCAACCTTATGCTTCCGGTCATGCAGAAGAATTTAGAAACGCATCTTTTATAAATAAAACAAGTGCAGTTGAGAATTGTGCTAGTTCAGCTTTAGGAAGATGTTTAGCTGCATTCGGATTACATGGTTCAGAATATGCAAGTGCAGATGAATTAACAGTTGCTTTATTAAGTCAAGGTCAAAGCAAATCACAAGTTTCAATCAAAGATAAAATCAATCAACAAACGACAGAGACAAAGTTGAATAAACTTTATTCAGATTGGGAAAAGGAAAATGACACAATCAAGGAGTCATTTAAAAGTAAACAGAAAAGCATAAAAACCAACGGAGGACAAAATGCAAAAAACTGGTAAAGAAAAAGATTGGGTATTATTTCCTTATGATCCCAACCATGAAATGTCTGTTAAAATAGATTTTTCAGGTAATATGAAATTAGCTAATGGAGTTAAAGGAACTATCCTAGCTAGTAAAGGAACTTCAAAAGATGGCAATACTAAATTTATTAGATTGTTTAAACAAGTAGGAGTTTTATTTAAAGGTGATGAGGGTAAATTTACAGGAGATATAACTGATGTAGAAATTGGTGGTAAGAAAGCTCTTGTAGGTTGGTTAAATGATAAATCTGATAAACCAAATATTTCAGGTTATGCCAACGAACCTGGTGTTAAAGCACCTAATAAGGAAGAAAAATTATCATTCTAATGAATGTAATAGTCATCATAATGCACCTTGTTAATGGATCAGTAGCTGAAGCAACACTATCAGTTACTGCTCCAAAGGTATTTTGTAATGAAGCAATAAAAAAAGTAGCCGTATTGAGTACAGAAAAAAGCACAATAACTTATAAAGGTAATAGAGTTTTTCTTTATTACTGCAAAGATAAAAAAGGAAACAATGTCAGATAAAATTACACACTTAAATAAATTAACTAAAGAATTAGAAAAATTATTAAACGATAAACAAGCTCAGTATGGAAGTTTTGATAACACTTCTTTTGCTATGAAAGGTATTCTGGAGGGTATTTTAGCTGCACATAATGGATATAAAGTAAGAGTTCCTAACAATATTTTTGGTTGCTTTATGCAGTTTGTTAAGATTTGGAGAACAATTAGTAACCCAACATATAAAAAAGATACTTACGATGATGTTAATGGTTATAACGAATTAAATAGAAGATTAAAAATAAAGGAAATGGAAAATGACAAATAAAGTACCTATGACACCAGTAATGTTAAAACTATTGAATTTTATTAGAAAATATGTCAAAAAGAACAAATACTATCCAACATTTCAAGAAATGACGGATGGTTTAAATTATAGATCTAAAAATTCTATAACTGTATTGGTAGATAGATTAGTAAAAAGAAACGAACTTAAAAAGCTAAATGGTTACAGGAGGAACATTGAACTCAACGACTAATAAGACTTTTAAAATATTATCAATCTTAAAGAAGTGTAGAGAAAAAGGTAAGTACGATTTAGCTATAAAACTAATCA